CATCATCATCTATATTAACATAGTTTATTTTGAGCTTAAACGACGGCGCTGACTGAACGCAAGGCGCTGTGGCGCAGACTTGCTCTGCGCCTGCGGGGCCGTTGGTCGATGCGATGCTCGTCGAGACGCGACGGGCGAATGCCCGCCGCGCTCTCGACTTTCGCGTCGCGCGTGCTGCGTGAAGCGTGAGGCGTCCGCGTCAAGCAGAGAGGTTTCGTGTTGACTTGCGTACCGCGAGCGCGGTGTTCGCGACGCCGTGTTTGTGAGGTTGAGAGACGCGGTTGACGCGTGGCCGAGAGAGGACCCTCTCTTGTGCCAAAATTCAACGGGACGCGCGGAGACGGACGCGTACGCGGGTAAGAAGAGACTGAGGCGGGGAGTACGGTTGTGAGAGACTTTATTTAAAAGTGCTACCAGTCGATTTCGCTTTCCCCGTCCGACTCAGACGGGGTGAGTGGCTCGCTGTCGGAGACGTAGTGTTCAAAGAGTTGTTCGCGGATGCCCATGGGCTCGACGACGACGCCTTCGTCGACGTACTCGACTCGATCCCGGACTGGCCGCAGATCGTAGGGGTTTGGACCGAGGAGACGGGACTTGGTGGGGATGCGGAAACAGACGCCGCAGGTAGGGACCCCGAGATACCGTCGCCGTACGCAGAGGAAGCCCGTCTCGCTCTGACACTCGTAGAAGCAGACGGGCCCTCTTTCGGTGTTACCGTTGGCGATGAGGGAGGCGAGATGTTGTCGGGTGAAAGAGTCGTACGGGCAATCGTTGCGAACAAAGTTGAAGCCGCGGTGTTCCCAAGCGTGCGTGGGCAGCATGGTGGGATAGCCTACGAGCAGGACGACTCGCTTGGGCTTGGGAGCGGGGACGGGTGGAAAGCCGCAGTAGAAGCCGACCTCCGGCTCTTCGAGGAGCGCTCGCCTGAGATCTAGGAAAAAGCGTGTGGCGTTGCTGCGCACGGAGCCGATGAGATAGAGGGTGTGTATGGCCTGGCAGTTGAGGAAGCCCCCCATGGCGTTCGCCCAAGCGCTGATGTCGAAGCCCTCTCGGACGATGTTATCGTAGAGAGGCGTCATGCGGGCGAAACAGAAGGGGTAGGGGACGGGGGTCATGATGACCGAGTGATAGAGGGGACTGGTGAGGTAGACCTGGCCTTCTTCCTCGTCGTGCGCTCCGTACCGACTCACGGCGGCCGCCGCGGCTTCTACAGGGGCTGCCATGAGGTCTCGGAGGGAGGAGTGGGAGCGCGGCACTGCAGGCGGGGGGCGACGGAACTGCCTTCGGAAGGACAGAGGGTTTGGTCGCAGGCGTCGACGATCCTGCGGCAGAGGTTGAGTTCCTTTTCGGCGTTGTGTAGTTCGTAGATCAGACAGAGGGTGACGACGATGAGCAGGAGCGTGAGGAAGAGTAGAGTGCCGCAGGTGATCAGATCGTAGTCCCAGATGCTGGGCCTGGGAGCCGGGGACGGGGTGGCCGGAGCGCCGGGGGCGTCGCTGCCGTTGGTGCCGTCTTGGGTGACGGCGGCTTGGCGACGGAGCCGTCGGGAGGGCCTCAGCCGGTCGTCTCGTTCGTCTTCGCTGAGCATAAACTGCTCGTAGTCGGCCCAGTGCATGTCGTGGTCGTCGAGGAGAGAGCTGCAGCTCGAGTGAGGAGAGGAGAGCAGTGCTGCCGTGCTTGGTGGGTGAGGCTGAGGAGCTGACTTCTTATAGAGACGACTCGTTGCGGTAGGTGCTTCGTTGGCGGTCGAGGTTCACCGATGACGCAAACGCGTGCGTGAGTGTTGTGCGTCACGTATCGATCGAGGATTTTCCGCTGACGCGGGTGCGGTCGGGCGGTTCCGCCGAGGTGGCGCCGCGTGGGCGGATGACGCACGTGGACCTTGGTCGATGACCGGGCGCGGTTCCAACGTGGCAGGGACGGGCCCTGCCTGCGCGTTATATAGAGGGACGGTCCCGGGGGACGTCCCTACTCCTCGGCAGGGACCGAGAGGTGCTCGCGCTGGAGCCCGGCTTCGTTCCCCTGTCGACGGTGGCGACGATTCGGAACCCCTTGCCGAATCGTCCTCGTCGACTGCTGTTGATCGTCCGTCGCTCTCCGACGGCCCCCTTGGGCGGCCGGTCGTTTACGTTCAGCGAGAGCGACTTCGGGAGGCCTCTGCCCGACCCCCCGCTGCCTCCGCCTCAGGTGTTTGGGGAGTTGTCCGAGGAGGAGTTGCGTCGGGCGTTGGAGGTGATCGTGGAGTCTTTGTAACGGTACGTGTCTCTTTTTTGTCTCCGTGTGCGTGTGTCTTGTTTTCGCAGACGTCGCTACCGGGAGCGCTCGCCTCAGAGTCATGTCCTCCGACGCCAAGTCTCCGTCTTCCTCCGCGGACGAGGTGCTGCAGTTTCGCCGGACGACCCACTGGGCGTTGGCGCCGATGCGCGCGTCCGTCGAGTCGCCGTGCTACAACTTGTTTAGCGCGGCGGACGTGACGGTGCCGGCGCAGGGCGTGCGGACGGTGCCGATCGACCTGGTGTTTCGCTTTCCGTCGGGCTTTTACGGCCGACTGTGGCCTCGAGCCGGCTTGAGCCGGTTGTTTTACGTGGAAGTGGGCCCGGGGGTGGTGGAGCCCGATAACCGCGAACCCCTGTCGGTGTTGGTGTTTAACTTTAGCGCGTTCGCGTTCCACATTCGTCGCGGCGACTACGTCGCGCGCTTGACGCTGGAGCGCATGTACGTGCCCTCGGTGGTGGAAGTGGATGAGCTGGGCCCTCCTCCGCCCTATCCTCCCCCACCTCCTCCTCCTCCTCCTCCTCGCTCTGAGCCCTTGGACCCGAACCAGACGCCCATCACGCGCTGGCTCAAGTGATCTTTTTGTGTGTATTTCGCGCAGTCCCAATTGGAACCCAAGAAAGAGGACGAGATCGACTTCGCCGTGACCTTGGGGGCCGAGATTACCGAGACAGCGGAGAGTTCTCGCGGCTACTGCTACTGTCACTGCGAGGACGATAGCTGCGTGTGCCGCCCCTTCCGCGTTTGCGTCCTTCTCTAGGTATGATAGTGACCGTCTGGCTGGCCACCGTCACACTCTTCGACTACGCGTACAGGCGCGCGCACGGGCGTTTCTACTGGGGTCTTCACCGTACGCTCTGTTACGAGGCGGACCAGGCGCTATGCTTGGCGTTGCAACGCCTTGGCGACGAGACCCTGCGAAGAAACCGACCGGCTGCTCTGACCCTGAGCGGCAGTCGCCCCCCGTCCCCGACCGCGACTGCTTCGACGTGTGGCTGTGCGATGACGCCATCTGGCTGAACGCCGCCCTGACTTGCATCGTCTGCGTGTCGCTGCTGGTGGTCTTTCTGTGGGGCTTGTGGTACGCGCTCGGCGGCTGAGCCGCTTTCCTGTTCTCGTTTCAATAAAGCCATGTGACGTTTGCCTTCCAGACAACCATGTCGTCCCTGTCTTCCTCCTCTTCTTCGTCTGCGTACGATAATTCGTGGGAGCGGCTGGTGCAGTCGCTGGTGGACCGGGGGATCGCCAGTACGAACGAGTGGTACCGCCTGGATCCGTCTCAGTACACGTACTACTCGCGGGTGCGCTACCGGGGCTTACGCCCCCGGGACATCGTGCGGGAGGCGGCCGCCCTGATGAGCTGGCAAAAGTGCCTGTACGACTACGCGTTGCTGCCCGCGACGACGGGCGCGTTGGTGGCCAACCCGGTGGCGACTCTGCTGCGCGTGAACGGTTACGACCCGGGTGAGACGGGGGCGTACCTGGTGCGGTGGATGCAACGCCGCAGCCCCCGCAACACGGTCTGGTGCCGCGGGGCGCTGTGCACGGGCGCGCACTCGCTGGCGTACGCCCTGTCTCACCTAGGCCCCTTGCGCGGAGTGGCCGATTGCCACGATCCCGAGAATCCCTTTTGGAGCTGCACCAACAAGCTGGTGGTGTGGTGGGAGAACGGCTACCCCCGCGAGAGCAACCTGGCCCTGTGCAAACAGGTGTTCGGGGGCGAGAACGTCATTTTGCCCCGACGTCCCTGGGAGATGTTCCGCACGCCGGTGGTGGCGTACACGGACGGCGACCTGTGTCGCGTCCGCGACCGCACGGGGCGCTTCATGCGCGAGGAGTATGACGGCCTCCGCGACCTGTTTTTTCTGCTGGATCTGCACGTCACCCTCCCCCCGGGCCAGGAGTACGTTTCGACGTACGACCTGCGCCACTTTTTGACGTTTGTGGTTCGCGAGCTGGGCGTCGAATAAAGAGTGAGACGGCCAATGCGTTTCGAAAGCTTTATTATTGCACGATGACATAGGGAAAGCAGTCGAGGGTGAGGTGGAAGGGGAGCTGATGCCGCAGTAGTTTCAGGAACTGGATGCACCGCTGCACGCGGGCGTGAAAGTAGGGCGGCGATATTTCGAGGACGAAGCCTCGAGAGGTGCGCCCGACGGCGTAGGTGTGGCGCACGGTGCGGTGGGAGAGGAGGTAGTAGAGACAGGCGACGGGACTGTCGCAGGCATACCAGGGTACGAGGGAGTCGCAGGGGGCGACGTAGAGGGGCTCGAGGTCGTTAAGAACCCAGGGAGTGACGGCCTCTTGCTGGTCGAGATACTCGAGGACGTCGTTGATCCAATATTGAACGGCGTAGTGGGCCAGAGACCAGCAAAAGAGGCTGTGGGGCGAGGGACAGGAGCAACGATAGGAGACGCACCAGACTTCTCCGTGGAGATGAAGATGGCAGTGCACGGAGAAGTCGGGCAGGAGCAGATGGGGGAAGACGTCGGTGCGCCGGTAGCAGCTTTCGTCTCGATGGGGGAACATGGTGTCTCCCATGAGAAAGCGTAGAAAGTCGAGATCAAAGAGAAGATGGGCCGGGATGCGGTGGATGAAAGGCGTCACCGTCACCGCGAAGGAGTGGGTCGTCGTCGACGACGTATCCGGCGAGTTCTGCGGAGAGGGAGAGATGGAGGTTGAAGGGGAAGTCGTCGGAGGGACGTTGTTGGAGATGGGAGAGACAGTCAAAGTGCTCGGAGCGACGCGCGTAGTCGGGCAGCTGGAGGTAGGCGTGGACGCCGTCTACTCGTATTTTGGAGAAGGGAAAGTAGGGCAGCCTGTTGAGAAAGAAGTCGCAGACGGCGTAGGCCCGGCCGTGGCACCAGCGGCAGTGGCGCCGGCGGCTGCGGGACCAGCCGAGGGGCAGGAGCGGGGTGGGGGCGAGCCGCGAGACGGCGCGCAGGAGCCTGACGGCCCAGCGCTCGAGGGCGAGGGTGAGGATGCACTCGCAGAGGACGCTGCCGGGCTGCTGACAGTCGCAGACGACCTGAATCATCCAGAGGGGTTCGAGATACTCGACGCGGACCGTGGCTCGACGGAAGGGCGCGAGAGGGAGCAGCTGCCGGTCGAGGACGACGGTCTGGGCGCCGGAGAGAAGGGAGAGTAGGTCTAGATCGAAGAGGAAGGAGGCGGGGAGCTCGTCAAAGAGACGTCGTAGAGCGACGTGGAAGTAGTGGATGCCGTCGTCGAGGTCTTCGACGGGGTCGGCGTGCAGGACGTCGTAGCTGAGCTCGGGATGTCGATACCAACGAAGCCGCTCTCGGTCGTAGAGGTCCCGCTCTTCATCGCGATGGCGGGGCGGCGGGGAGGGGGACCGACGGGCTCGTACGCGGAGAACGACGCTTGGCCTGGGCGTCTGGGGAGAGGAGGAGGAGGAAGGATAGGTCGGCGAAGAGCTAACCGACGCGGGCGGCGCAGCGGGCGCAGAGCGGCGTGTCCACTTTGCAGTGGAGGGACATGAGACAGGGGGAGACGGCGGAGCAGCGCGCGACAAAGTCCCGGAGTTCGACGCGGGCGCTGGGACACTCGTCGCCCTCCTGGACGGCGTCGGGCAGGAAGAAGACGGCGACGTTTCGTCCGACAAAGTGATGGGCTTGGGCGATGTCGAGACAGTGGACGAGGAACTGGGACTTGGGGAGGAATCTGGGCTGTCCCCGTACGAGGGCGTGCGTGGCGTTTCCCTCGAGCAGATGGGTGACGAGGGGTCCGGGCGGCGAGGCGAGATAGGGGACGCAGAGGAGCGGCGCGTGGGGCGCGGCGTCGGCGAGGACGTCGAGGGAGCTGAGCTGGTCGAGGAGGATGGCGGTGGGGAAGCAGCGTGCGAGGGTGTCAAAGAGGAGCTTGGCGCGGGAGAGCCGTCCGCCGCAGAGGACGAGGGTGTTGACTTGTTCGCGTAGCCACCGGGCGAGGACGCAGGCGACGGAGAGGGCGTCGTAGCCGTCCCTCTGGAAGAGGCGAAAGTACCAGTTGAGGGAGGCGTCGTAGAAGGTGGAGGCGAGAGGCCCGGCGTCGAGAGCGGGGAGCTGTTCGAGGAGCGGGACGTGTTTGAGGAAGCGCGGTTTGAGAGCGTCCAGGATGTATCGTCGGTCTTGTTCGCTAAAGAGGGTTCTGGAGAAGGAGGTCCATTGGAGGTCGTGCGCGACGCCTTCGACGAAGAGCGAGTCGATCATGAGGTCGGCGGCGTTGGAGCCGACGGATTCGGGCGTGGGGCTGAAGAGAGGCATGGAGGCGCCGGAGGTGCTGCTGGGCGTCTCGGGCACGAAGAAGGAGTCGTCCTCCTTGCGTCTCTTAGTCTGGAGAGGAAGAGGGAGAGTCGTTGCCTAAGAGGGAGAGCTGGCAATCGCGACAGCTGTCGCAGACGAGATCCAAGAGGGTCTCGCTGCAGAGACAGCCGAAGGGGTTTTCGCAGCGGCGCACCGGGCGCTCGCGCGTGTGGTGCTGCAGACGGCGCAGATAGGTGGTGAGCTCCCTGTGGAGGAAGGGACAGGGCTCGGAGGTGGTGAAGCGCAGGATGACGTGCTGGCGGGCGTTGGTGGGCAGGGCGCCGAGAGGCGGCAGCTGACGCAGCCGCACGATGCACTTGTAGGGGCCGACGGTGCGTATTTTGGGCTGCCCGAACTCGGGCAGCCGGACGGCCTCGCCCCGCAGCAGGGTGTTGACGAAGGGGTTGCTGAAGACGGCGGCGGTGGTGACGAGGGGAAAGTGGAGGAGACGCACAACCTTGCGGGCGGCGAGCAGGACCCTGGGGTCGAACTCGCGCAGGTCGGCGGTGACGTGGAGGAAGAAGAGACGCAGGAGACGCTCGACGAAGCCGTCGGCGACGGTGGTGGCGTCTCCGACGACGTAGAGGGTGTTGCAGTAGTCGTGGCCGGTGTCGAAGCCGTAGCCGTCGAACCAGCGTAAGAGGGCGGCGACGAGCTGGGTGAGGTGCATGCCCTCCCGCTCGGCCAGACGACTGAGATGGCAGGAGTGCACGCCGGTGGGCGCCTGGCCTCCTTCGAGGGAGTGGAGCTGGTAGAGGAGCTGGGCGAGGGAGTATTCGCAGTAGCGCTTCATGGCGCGGTGCAGGAGCTGGGGCGCGACGCGCTCGAAGCGCTGGTAGTGGTCGGGGTCGTGTTCTCTCCATTCTCCGCGGGAAAAGATGCGGAGGGTGCAGAGACGGTGGACGAGCTGATCGACGTCACGGGGCAGCGGCTCGCCCTTGTGGTCCTGGCGGTAGACCTGCGGAAGGAGAGGAGGAGGGAGTTGGGGAGGGAGGCGGCGACGCAGCGCCTTCGGCGGGTCCGGGGGCGAGCTCGGGGAGGACGGCGGGTCCGCGCGACGCGTGCTCGGCGGGTCCGGAGGCGGCGACCACGGGCTCGACGCGCACCCAGCGGGGCGGCGGGTCGAGCTGCTTGCGGTGGCGGGCGGCGAAGCGCAGGACCTGCTGGGCGGCCAGCAGGAAGCGCTCCTGGATGTTGACGTTGAGAGGGATGATGGCCAGGTCTTTGTCGACGGTGCACCAGCGGAAGGACTCGGCGACGGGGTCGGGGGTGTAGGCGACCCAGCTGTAGCGCTTGTGGGTCTGGAGATAGGCAAAGTAGGCGCGCAGGAGGACGACGAGGTCCTTGGAGATGTTGTGGGCGAAGGCGTAGAGGAACTTGGCGAACTGGAACTGGGGGATGTGGCAGGAGACGAGATGGATCTTGGCGTTGATCTTGAGCGTGGGGACGTTGCCGACGGCGGTGCGCGGGGCCATGTTGTGGAGGACGACGATCATGTAGAAGGCGGTGCACTGCGCGGAGCGGGCAAAGAGCTTGGAGGGCAGGGCGTGGAAGAGGACGGAGACGCTGGAGCCGGTGCAGAGTCGGTCCATGCACTCGTCGAGCACGACGGCGAGCGGCCCCCGCCGCGCCTTCTGGACGTAGAGGTTGTCGGGATGCTCGATGTTGAGGTTGTGGGGCGCGGTGGCCTCGTCGTAGGTGAGCTCGATGAACTCGGGACGGAAGGCGCCGGTCTTGGGCGCGAAGGTGCCGTCCGGCTTGCACCGGTAGTTGGACTGGAGGAGCTGGGCGGTCCAGGCGGTCTGTTCGACGGGCGGGATCATGCTGCGCTCGGGCGTGACGAAGATGACCGTCTCGGGGACGGGCTGGAGCATGTCGCAGGAGAGCAGCGCCCGGATGAGATGGGACTTGCCCGAGCCGGTGGGCCCGTAGATGACGGCGATGACGGGCTGCCGTCCCATGTTGAGGGAGGGCAGCCGTCCGTCGCGCAGATACTCGGCGTCGAGCTCCTCCTGGCGGCGGACGTCGCGCGCCAGGTCCTTGAAGGCGTCGTCGAGGCCGCCGAGACTGTAAAACTCGTCGTAGGAGGGGAAGGTTTTTTCCTTGAAGAGGTTGGGCGCGAGATCGACGGCGCCTCGGTACCAGGCGACGACGCGCCGGTAAAAGTCCTCGTAGTCGGCGTACTCCTCCTCGTCGTAGAGCCAGTCGCGTCGCGGTCGCTTAGGCGCGAGAGCCATCGAGGGCCGGGAGGCTGGCGGACAGGAGGCGGAGGGGCGCTAGCGGCTCGGCGTCCGGACAGACGCGGTCCTCCCGCACGAGACGGTCGCCGAGGGCGCGCGGGTTGGGATGGAGGAGGTCGTAGGGATAGAGGAAGTCTCCGTGGGCGTAAAGGGTGGGTTCCTGCCAGGGCCGCAGGACGCGCACGAGCCTTTCGGCGTGGATGCTGAAGGGTTCGTACCGACTTACTTTGTTGAGGAGGGTGGTCTTGAAGATGTTGCGCCTGGTGTAGAGCTCCGGCTGGCGCGAGACGGCTCCGTATGCCTCGTCCTCGCGCTTGTTCCAGCACTTCAGGAGGGTGTCGTAGATTAGCTCCGCCTGCTTGTGTCCCTTGGATCGGATCTTGCCCTGCCCCACGTGGCCGCAGGCGGGATCGGTGCAGACGGCGTCCTTGAGGCCGTAGAGTTTGGGGGCGAGGAAGACGGCCTCGGAGCTGTAGGTGTCCGCGCCGCACTTTTTGCACTTGATGTCGCACTCGCAGGCCCAGTAGAGGGCGGGATGCTCGGGGTCGTAGGTGAGGCGCGTGCCGGGTCCCTTGATGCGATGGCGGCCGCGCGTGCGCATGCGCTCGTAGCCGCTGGCGGTGACAAAGAGACTGTCGGTGTCGCCGTAGAGGCTGCGGGCGGGACGGCGATGGGGATGGACGCCGCGGTCGGGCTCGTGCAGGATCTCGGCCCACTCGCTGAAGAAGGCCCGGGACCAGCCGAGCACGAAGCAGGCGAGCTGGGTGGCGTAGCGATGGTTGTCGACGAGCTTGTCGAGACGCTCGAGATGGAGGACGGTGACGGCGGCGGCGTCGGCGTCGGCCAGATGCAGGGGCTTGGGGCGCACGTCGTTGGCCGCGGCGTGGGCGACGGAGGCGGGGTCCTCCCCGGGCGGGGGTATAAAAGGGCCGCGCATGGCGGCGGCCTCCAGTTCCCGGTCGACGCGCAAGAGGGCCGCTTCGCCGTCGCCGTCGTCGTCTGATCCTTCGTTTTCGACGTCTTCGTCGTCGTTGACTTCGGTAAGTGACGGGGGAAAGATGCGCACGGACCGGGGGGAGGTGGGAGGGAGGGAATTTCCCGAGACGACGACGGCGGCGGCGGTGGTGGCGGCTGCACCGACGGCGGGCCCGGCGACGACGGGCCGGTCGTGGAGGGAGGGATCGCAGAGATAGGTGACTTGTTTGACGACCTTGACGCCGTCCCAGATGTCCCTCATTTCTCCGTCGGTGAGATCTTGCTCGAAACGGACGCTGGTGGCGTCCATGTTGGTGGCGAAGGCTCCGTAGAGCGCGTTGCTGAGCATCTTGGAGATGGAGCGGAGCACTTCGTTCTTCTCCTGGTCGGCCTTTTCCTTGGCGGCGATGTTCTTGGCGACGTACTCGGCGCAGAGCGTCTCCCACCGCGGAAAGACGACGTTCATGGGGTCTTGCCGGACGCGCACGCGCCAGCCTCGGTTGTGGAGGGTGACGATGTCGACGACGACGACGACTTCGTCGTAGAGGGGTTCGTTGGTCCAGACGAGACGGCCGCCGCGCCGCGTGCACAGGGGCGGCAGAGGGTCCAGGTCCTCGATGGGCGGGGGCGTCGCGTCGATCTTGAGGATGGAGGGCTTGATGCGCTCGTCAAAGTAGGAGAGGGGCGCCGGGTCGACCAGCAGACGGTTGAGGAAGTCGACGTGGTCTCGGACGTCGAGGGGATGGAGCGGCATGCCGTGGGGCATGGGATGGGTGAGGGCGGAGGCGTACATGCCGCAGATGTCGAAGACGTAGACGGGATGGGCGTAGGGGCCGAGGACGGTGGGATAGCAGCGCCCGCCGCGCAGCGCCTGGCGGATGTACTTGAACATGGCCTGATGGGGCGCGTAGACCTCGGCCAGGTAGTCGGGGGAGAGTTTTTCGCGCCGGTCGGCGCCGTCGGGCCGCCGCTGGCGACGCCGTTTGACGTAGGCGGAGAAGGTGACCTGCTTCCAGAAGGCGTGCGTGTTGGAAGGGATGGTGGGCCGCTCGAAGATGTTGAAGCGGCCGAGCATGCCTAGCTCGCGACGGTAGTAGGCGTCGTAGTTGTCGTAGAGGACGTGGGCCAGTCGCTCGGTGACGAGCACGTCCTGCATGCAGTACTCGAGACAGGCGCGGACGAGGTCGTAGGGGCGGTCGGGATGGCGCTGTCGCCAGAGGTCCCGCTGCTCCTGGAGGGCCTGGGGACTCTCCCAGTAGCGCTCGACGGGGAAGCCGTCGGGGTCGCTGTCGTAGCGGCCGAAGGAGTAGAGTTCGTTGATGGCCTCGTAGGCGCAGTGTCCCTTGCAGAGCTCGAGGGCGTAGGCGGAGGCGGCGCGGGCCAGCGAGGCGCCGCTGGTGAGCTGACAGGTGTCGCGCACCATGAAGCGGACGTGGACGTCGGCCTCGTCGGCGACGTGCAGCTGGCCGAGAGCCCAGCGCTCGAGACGCTCGGGGTCCCGGCGGCGGAAGCGAGGGTTGGGCATGGAGAAGCGCACGTCGTTGAAGAGGAGCCGACCGACGCGGGGCATGAAGGCGCGCACGCACTGGGCGGCGCGCGGAAAGTCCTGGCGGTTCTCGACGAACTCGGCGGCCAGCAGGAGCTCGTCGAACTTGGAGATGTTGTGTCCCAGGATGACGACGTCGACCGAGTAAAAGTCTTCGGGGAGCGCGAGGGGCTCCTGGGGCTCTCGGAAGAGCTCGTGGGGCACGTCGTAGCGGCTCTCGTAGCCGCCCTCGCGCATGAGACGTTGGACGTAGGCGCTGTTGTGGCGACAGAAGCGGTCGACCAGACGGCGGGCGAACTCGACTTGGAGACGGTGGCGGTACTGACGGAAGCGACGGGCGACGACGCCGGGCCGCGCGTCGAGCCAGTAGTAGCCCCCGTCGAGGGGTTGCAGGGCGTCGTCGAGCCGGGCGATCCGTTCGGCCTGGGCGACGAGCCCCGGGTCGCCGCTGAGCTTGAAGCAGAGCATGAAGGGCCGAAGACGCTTGCCCCGCGTCTGGTAGGCGGTGTAGGTTTCGATGTCGTAGGTGAGGAAGAGGAGACGCGTTTGGGGCGAGGCGGCGGGACAGCGAAAGTAGACGTGTTGCCAGTGCTCGCGGCCGTCGTGGTTGACGTGGTGGTAGAAGGCGGCGCGCGAGACGTTGCAGACGTGCCGCCGGGACCAGGCGAGTCCGCATCGCGGACACTTGTGCACGGCGCTGAGGGCGGCCCAGAGCCAGCGCCCGTCCAGACGGACGAGCAGCATGGGCGGCAGGACGGGCGGAGAGGCTTCTTCTCCTTCTTCTTCTTCTTCTTCTCCTGCGCCCTCGTCGTGCGGACGCGGCGAGAGCCTGCGGACGGAGAGCTGATAGCCGCGAAAGAGAAGGAGGCCGACGAAGCGGGGCCGAAAGTGGAGGAGACGGACGGCGGGATCGCGGGCGTACCAGGCGTAGTCGAAGCGGTCGTAGTGCTTGGAGTAGGGCGATCTCCCGACCAGGAAGCGGTGGGTACGGAGGAACTTGCGCAGCCCCGTCTCGAAGGGGGCGGTGAGGACTTTGACGGGTTGGTTCTGGTAGTAGAAGACGGCTCGGGTCAAGCCTTGGCGGTCGGTGGTGGGGGCTCGGAAGAAGCGGCGGGCGTCGCCCGACGCCCCCGGCCCGCGCAGACGGAGACGCTGGGAGGCCTCCGGCCCCAACAGCGTGGGGGGCAGCGGGGCGGGGGCCGGGGCGGGGGCGCGCGGCCGACGGCCGCGACGACTCAGGGCCGAGGCCGCCATCGGCGCCGATCAGCGACGGCTCGGTCGCCGGCGAAGACCTCGAGGAGGTTGTCGATGATGCGCCGGTTGGTGCAGATGATGACGAGCCCTCGGAACTTGATGCGGAAGCTGATCTCGACGGTGTCGAGGAGCTCTTCGCTGAGGTTGAGTTGTTTGAGGACCTCTTCGATGTCGCCGGACTTATCTCTGTATTGGATATCAGAGAGAAAGAGCTGTTGATCGAGGTCGTCCATGCCCTCGAACTGCCCGGTGCGTTCGACCATCATGAGAAAGTCGCGCAGGACGCGATCCCAGAGGGTTTCGAAGAGGCCGGCGCCGCCGGCCTCGTCCTGCTCGCTCCAGAGCCGCTTAAAGACCTGCTGAGCGGCGTCGTCCCAGCCGGTGAGGACGATCTGCAGGCCGGTGACGTCGACGTAGCGACGGAAGGCGCGCGAGGCGACAAAGTGGCGATAGAGGTAGTAGAGGGTGGAGGCAACGTGTTCGGCGAGGAAGAAATAGAGGACCCATTTGCGGAGGAGCGAGGGCGTGAGACCTCCGGCGCGGGCGCGCAGGAGCAGGGCGTAAAAGTCGGTGCCGAAACGAAAGAGACGCAGCTGTCGGGCGGCGGGCGAGAGTTCGTCCTGCAGAGCCTCGACGGCGGCCAGAGCGGTGCGCAGGATTTCGTGGACAAAGTCTTCTTCTTCCTCCTCCTCCTCTTCTTCTTCTTCTTCTTCTGCGGCGGGGGGCGAGAGGGCTGGCTCTGCTTCTTCGGCTTCTGCTTCGGGTTCTTCTTCGGGGGGAGGCCTGGGACGTCGGGTTCGCCGGGGTAGACGGTCGACGAAACGGCGGACGGCGCGCTGCCTCCGGGCGCTGAGACGGCTGCGGGTGATGGCCCGGCCGCGGGCGTCGCGAGGCCTGAGACCGGGCCGCGAGGAGACGCGACGGTTGCGCAGGTCGATGGCGCCGCCGATGAGGTCGGGCGCGTCGTCGGCCAGCGAGCAGAGGAGACAACGGGTCATGATCTCTTCGGGTGAGGGATCGAGGTGCTGGTGCGGCTCGAGACGGTGGACGCGGCGGAGCAGCGCCTGCGTGTCGAGACCGGCGAAAGCGTCGACGAAGCCCTGCAGCCAGCCGTCGTCGGCGTAGGGCTCGGCGAAAGGTAAGTAGCGATGGGTTCGGCCGGTGTCGAAGCGGTCCCAGTAGTAACAAAAGAGGAAATGGCAGAGGGCGACGCGAAGACGGCGGATGGCGCGCAGCAGGTCGGCGTCGCGTCTGGAGCTGAGACGGTCGGAGAGGGCTTCTCGCAGTCCGGCGGCGGTGCCGGCGCCGGCCAACTCCTGCCACTCGTCGACGCGCAGGGCGGCGGCCCCCCGCCCGGCGAAACGCGCGCGGTCGATGTCGGCGGCGACGCGCTCCATGAGGACGGCGTTGTGCATCTGCTGGAAGGTGCCGTGGAAGTTGTCGAGATCGAGGAAGCGCATGTACTGCCCGACGTTGACGGAGTAGGCGCAGCTGGCCAAGGTGCTCCAATAGAGACGACGAGGCGTGCGACCCGGCGGCCTTTCGTAGGCGAGCTGCATGAAGAGGCGCGTGTCGAAGAGGTAGTCGTTGAGCGCCCGGTACAAGTACTGGTAGCCCAGGAGAAAGTGAGGCGGCGGCAGTCCGTGGTAGGGCGGCTGAGCGACGGCGGGCGTGCCGGGTCCCAGGTCCCGGAGCTGCTGGAGTCGGTAGTCGTAGCGCCGGCTGACGCGGGCGACGTCTTCGGGCCGCACGAGCAAAGGGACGTCGCGGACGGTGACAAAGTCGGCGGTGGCGACGGGTTCGCAGAAGCGGATGGTCTGAAGGCTCTGGCCGGTGAGTTCGGCGAAGGATCTGTAAGCCTGAAACCGAGTTCGCGACGGTGATGATGTTTTAGAGAGCCGCCGAAGAGAGGAGAGGAGGAGGAGACCGACGGCAACAGCAGCGGCGGAGCCCCCCGAGGCAGCGGCGACTACTACTGGGAGAGCGACTGGGAGAGCGACATTTCGGCGCGACGAGAAGGAGCGATGCATCCGGTGGTGCAGAGCGTGCAGAACGCCGGCCGTCGGGCGGCAGCGGTCCGGGCCGAACGCCGTCCGCCCACGCCGCCGCGCTACCCGGCGCAGCACGCGCTGCCGATGGCGGAGCCGCCGGAACCCCTGGCAGGAGGTCCGTCAACGTCGTCCATGGCGGCAGCCGACGCCGAAGCGCTGGCGACGCCGCAGCCGCTGCCCGTGACGGAGGAGCCGCCGACGTGCGGGGTGGCGGCGGGCGCGGGCCTGGACACGACGCGGATGTACGAGCGCGAGGCCCGCCGACGAGGCGCGGTGCCCGAGACGAACCTGTTTAAGGATACTCGGGACCGGGTGCCGCAAAACGACTACGAGCGGGAGATGATGTACCGCTCGGGACAGACGCTGCGCGTAGACGGCCGTCGGGTGTTGCGCCCCGAGGACTTTGTGCCCGAGGCGGAGGCCGACCCGACGTTCAGCCCGGCCAGCAACCACCTGCGGGCGGCGGAGCTGAAGCGGGCGGCGCGTCAGACGGCCTTCGGCGAGGAGATGCGCGTGTGCCGCCACCAGACGCGCTTGCGGACGGCGCTGGCGCGGCCGGAGCTGCGGGCGGGCTTGTACTACCTGTACGACTTTGTGCAGACGTACGTGGAGCACCCGGACGGGCGGGTGAAGCTGAACCCGCAGCTGGTGCTGGTGGCGCAGCACGCGGGCAACACGCTGCTGGCGCAGCGGCTGTGGGCGATCGCCGAGGAGCGGAACGCCTGGCTGCGCGACCTGATCGAGATGGCGTACGTGATCGCCAACGACGCGTACCTGAGCGCGGAGCAGCAGCTGGCGGCGCTGTGCACGACGGTGGTGGAGCTGAGCATGAAGTACGCCAAGCTGGCGGCCAAGAACGGCTACCCGAGCATGGCGCAGATGGCGAAAGCGCAGGAGTTCTTTTTTCGCGTGATGGAGGCCATCCTGGACCTGGGCGTGCAGTTGGGCATTTACCACAACCACCCGGTGCCGTACCGGCAGAAGCGGGCGAGCGAGCTGCCGCAGCTGACTGACGCGGACTACATGTTCGGTTTGACGCAGGCGCTCGAGCGGCGACCGCCGCAGGCGGAGTTCGAGGCGGGCGAGTGGGAGTCCGGCGGCGAGGAGGATTTGGAGGAGGAGGAGGACGCGGCCTTGGAGGATGACGACTACTGAGTCGTTCGCGGCGCTGGCGCCGGCCTCGCGGCTGGAGGTGGCGGCGGCGCTGGCGCAGACGCCCGACAACCGGGACGCGCGGGCGCTGCGCCACGCGCCCTACGCCAACCGGTTGATCAGCCTGCAGACGGCGATGGTGCCGCCTAAGGTGGACGGGACGTCGGAGCGGGTGGCGGAGATCGTGAAGGGGCTGGCGAAGCAGGGCGCCATCTACCCCGATCAGATGGGGGCGATCCACTCGGACCTGCTGAGCCGGGCGTACGCCTGGAACTCGCTGGGCGTGCAGGAGAGCATCCAGGCGCTGGTGAACGACGTGATCCACGGGCAGAACCGCACGCTGCAGGACGAACTGGGCCGCACGCAGGAGATCGCCAACGCCTCGTTGCTGACGCAGTTTTACACCTCGCTCTACAAGACGGTGGAGCGGGGCCAGCGCAACTTCGAGGCGTTCAAACGGCTGCTGCGCCTCTTCGTCAACAACGTGCCCACGGCGGAGGTGTACAAGACGGGCCCCTCGTTCGGGCTGCAGGTGAACCTGGGCGGCCAGAGCCAGAACATCAACCTGGACAACGCCTTCGAGAACTTGAAGGAGATCTGGGGGGCGCGCTGGGACGCGGTCAACAACCCGCGGATCGGGGCGCTGCTGACGCCCAACACGCAGGCGCTGCTCTTCTTCACGAGCGCCTTCTACGACTACGGCATGTTCGAGCCGGGCAGCTACTTGGACAACCTGCTGCGTCTCTACAAGGAGACGGTGCGGGCGGACGTGGACGCGGAGGGCGACGTGGTGATGGAGCTGAAGGACGCCGGCGTCAACCTGAACCGGCGCTTCGAGGAGTACAAGGACACGCTCAACTACCTGCTGCAGAACCGCCCGAAGGTGCCCGAGACGGGCCCTCTGGAGCTGAGCCGCGAGCAGGAGGAGCTGTTCCGCTACCTGATGCGGCAGCTGAGACGGGCGCTGAAGGACGGCGTGCCGGCGGACGTCTCCGTCAGCACCATGGCGCAGTACGTGGACCCGCGGCTCTACCAGACGCACAAGACCTTCATCGAGAAGCTGCAAAACTACCTGCTGATGGCGCAGGCGCGGAACCCGGGCTACTACCGGGCGATCGTGCTCGACCCGCAGTGGCGCCCGCCGGTCGGCCTCTACACGGACAGCTACGTCATTCCCGAGCCCGTCTACGCGGACGACTTTAGCAGCGACGCCGACGTTCTGTCCGGCTTCCAGGGGCTCTTCGACGCGCCCTCGCGCGACGAGAACCCCTACATCGACGACGAGGTCTTCCGCCCTCCGCCCCGACGCGGGCTGACGGCGGCGCAGGAAGACCAGCTGCGACGCGACATCGACGACCTGACGCGCGCCATCGACAGCGACCTGGGCGTGCAGTCCGAGGCCGGCTGGCTGGCCGACCACCGGCTGCCGCAGCTCTTCCAGGGCGCCCTGAACGTGGGCGAGGTGAACCCCGCGCAAGTCCCCCTGCCGCCCGACGTGGAGTTCCGCTCGCGCAGCAGCAGCCTGGCCAGCGAGGCGGCGGACGCCATCCGACGCCTGAACCTCTCCGGTCAGGGCGGCGCCGGCTTTTTCGCCAGCCTCCGCCCCTCGGTGGGCACGCGCCGCTCGTCGCGCCCCGACCTGCGTCCCACCGCCGCCTCGGCCGCCCCCGTGCGGGGCAGCGGCCTGACGCGTCGCGTCATGCACCCTCGCGTGGCCGCCCGCGGCAAGCGCCTGCGCTTCTACTAGAGGAGGAGGAGGAGGAGGAGGAGCCGCCCCGTCCCACCGTCCCAGTCACCGCCATTGCCACCGCCGCCGCGCCGCCCATTCCGCCCACCCCGCTCCGCTCCTTACCGCCATGGTGGTCCTCCTTGCAGGTGGAGAGATCCGGCGCGATGTACCGTGGGTCGCTGCGTCCGCCCTCGACGCTGCCTCCTCCCCCGCCGGCGATGGGGACGACGGGCGGCTACCCGCTGACGGTGAACGGCTACCCGCCGTCCGTGGACCCGTTGGGCGGTCCGAGCGGCAACGACTCGGAGCTCTTTATTCCCACGCAGCGGGTGCTGGCGCCTACGGGAGGCAGAAACAGCATCCGTTACCGCAACCATCTGCCCAGCCAAAACACCACCAAGCTCTTTTACGTGGACAACAAGCTGAGCGACATCGACACGTACAACGAGGAGGCCAACCACAGCAACTTTCGCACCACCGTCATCCACAACCAGAACCTAGACCCCGCCACGGCCGCCACCGAAACCATCCAGCTGGACAATCGGTCGTGCTGGGGTGGCGATCTGCATACCTCGTTCAAAACCAACTGCCCGAACGTGACGCGCTTCTTTCAGAGCGACACGGTCCGCGTGAAACTGATGGTCAGTCGCGACCCTCCGCCGGCGGCGCCGCAGCCTCAGCAACCGGCGCCTGCCGAAGAGAGGGCAGCGGCCGAGGAGGAGGCAGCCGAGCCGACCGCGGAGACGCCGGCACCTCAGCCGTACGTGGCTCCGACGAACGCGGAATATAAGTGGTACGACCTGACCATCCCGGAAGGCAATTACGCCCTCAATGAGATCATCGACCTTTTGAACGAGGGCGTGGTCCAGCTTTATCTGCAGGAGGGGCGTCAAAACAACGTGCAACGCAGCGACATCGGGGTCAAATTCGACACGCGTTATCTGCAGTTGCTACGCGACCCGGTCACGGGATTAGTCACGCCCGGCGCTTACGTCAATAAGGGCTTTCACCCGGACATCATTTTATTGCCCGGGTGCGCCGTGGACTTTACGTACAGCCGCCTCAGCCTTATCTTGGGCATCGGCAAACGCGAACCCTACTCCAAGGGTTTCACGATTACGTACGAGGACTTGGAGGGCGGCCAAGTGCCCGCCCTGCTCGACGTGGCCACCCTGACCGAAGAGCAGACTGACGTCATCGCTCTGGACGCCGTCCAACCGCAGTGGACGGACGCCAAGGGCGTCTCGTACAACGTGGTGCCGGCCGACCCGACCACGGGCACGCCCGCCTACACCATGTACCGCTCTTGGCTGATCGCCTATCAGACTCCCGGCACGACCGCCCAGCAAAAGACCCTGCTCACCCTCCCCGACATGGGGGGCGGCGTGGGCGCCATGTACACCTCCATGCCCGACACCTTCCAACCGCCCACCGGTTTCCTGGACGACAACACCACCAACCTGGCGCCGGTCGTGGCCATGAACCTTTTTCCCAACTTCAGCAAGGCCATCTACGTGGCGGCCAGCAGCTACGTGCAGCGCCTGGAAAACGCCTCCCTCTCGGCCACCGCCGCCTTCAACCGCTTTCCCGAGAACGAGATTCTAAAGCAGGCGCCCCCCATGAACATGTGCGCCATCGCCGACAACGCGCCCTCCGTCATGCAACAAGGCACTTTACCCGTCCGCAATTCCCTCGCAGGCCTCCAGCGCGTTCTGGTGACGGACGACCAGCGCCGACCCATTCCCTACGTCTACAAAACCGTCTGCACCGTACAGCCCCGCGTCCTGAGCAGCGCCACCTTGCAGTAACCCCAGCATCACCATGTCCATTCTCATCTCGCCCAGCGACAACCGCGGTTGGGGTATGCGGCGTCGACCCCGCTCCAGCATGCGAGGCGTGGGCTCCACCGGACGGCTCGTCCTCCGTCGGCTCCTGGGTCTGGGCACCACCACTTCCCGCCGCCGCCGTCGGCGGACCCGACGCGTCCGCGGGGGCGCCGCCCGCCGCTCCACCACCTCGACCACCCGCGTCATCGCCGTGCGGACCACCCGCCGTCGCCGAAGACGATGAAGACGCTGCTGCTGCTCTCTTGACGCTCTCCATCGTCGCGATTCCCTAGGAGGAGGAGGAGGAGGATCCCGTCTGTCGTCGCCGATTGCTTGAACCTCTACTGCTGCTGCTGCTGCTGAAGATGCCCGCCGTCGTGTTGACCGGCGGCGCTCGACGCCGTCGTTCCAACCGCGTCCGCTTGCCCCGTCTCCCCAAGTCCCGCCGTCGGCGGACGGCGCCCGTCACCCTGCCCACGGCAACCACCGCCTCCAACGCCGAGAGGGCGGCGCTGCAGTCCCTGGCCTCGCGTCTGCAGCGGGGCGCCTACACGGCTTGGCGGAGTGCCAACGTGGGTTCGCCCGCCGCCCAGGAGGCGGCGCGCCTGGCCGCCGCCACGGGCGCCACGGCCACCGCGACCGATTTGATGACCGGCACCTCGGCGACGGCCACGCCGCTGACGGGACGGGGTACCGCGACGACGCGTCGGCGCCGACGCACCACCGTCCGCCGCACGGCCGCCGGCCGCTCGCGACGTCTCAAGGGTGGCTTTCTGCCGGCGCTCATCCCCATCATCGCGGCGGCCATCGGGGCCATCCCCGGCATCGCCGGCACAGCGGTGGGCATCGCCAGCTTGGCGGAACAGAAGCGCCAGTTCAACAAGATGTACGGCCAGCAGATGCAACAAGGTCGCCGTTGATCAGCCTCTCCTGAATAAATCAACCCGCGCTCCTTTGTAGAAGTCGTCGTCGTCGTCGTCGATCCGCCGGGGAACATGGACTACAGCGTGCTCTCTCCTCACGTGGGCACCTGGGCCCTCCGCGACCACCACCTGGGAGACGCCAGCCTGCGCGGGGGAGCCATCAACTGGGGCAACGTGGGCTCTCGCCTCTCCAGCGCCCTCTCTTCTACCGGTCGCTGGCTGAGCAACGCCGGGCACCGCTTCGTCAACTCCAACACCTTCCAGCAGATCAAGAAGGGCTTCAACGACAGCGGCGTGGTGCAGAACGTGGCCAACCTGGCGGGCGAGACGCTGAACAGCTTGACGGAGATCGGGCGGTTGAAGCTCCAGCAAGACATCGACAAGCTGCGTCGGCGGGCGCTGGGCGAGGACGGCGGCGGTGCCGCCAGCCAGGCCGAACTGCTGGCCCTGGTGCAGGCGCTGCAGGCGCAGCTGGCCGCCGGCGAACAGCCTCCCGCCGGAGGTCCCTCGGCGCCCATGGTGCCCACTACCCGTCCCATGCCCGAGATGGTGACGCCCGTGGGCGGCCCCCGCCCCGTAACCCTAGACCTGCCCCCCGGCGGGGAGAGACCCCCCGCCGCCAAACGTCGTCGCAAGCGCCCGGCTTACTGGCGCGACCGCCTGAGCACTTTGTCGGGCACAGGCGTCGCCACCTCCTCCCGTCGTCTCTGCTACTAGTGTCGTCGTCGTCGACCTCCCGCTGATCGTCGTCGTGATCTCGCTCAGTGTCTCTGTGTGTCCCCCAGGCGACATGGCCGCGCTCACGCCCGACTTGACCACCGCCACTCCGCGGCTGCAGTACTTTCACATCGCCGGCCCGGGCACCCGCGAATACCTCTCGGAGGACCTCCAGCAGTTCATCGCCGCCACCGGCAGCTACTTCGAGTTGCGCAACAAGTTCCGACAGACCGTGGTCGCGCCCACCCGCAACGTCACCACAGACAAGGCGCAGCGGCTGCAGATCCGCTTCTACCCCACGCAAACGGATGACACCACCAACGCGTATCGCGTGCGCTTCAGCATCAATGTGGGCGACAGCTGGGTGCTGGACATGGGCGCCACCTACTTCGACATCAAGGGCGTCCTGGACCGCGGTCCCTCCTTCAAACCCTACGGCGGCACGGCCTACAACCCCCTGGCCCCCCGCGAGTCCACTTTCCCCAACTGGCGGGAGGTGACTCCCTCTACGGGAGGATCCGCCAACAATTACATCACGGCACAGCTGAGCAACGTCTACGCGAACGAGGACGGTCAAGAACAGGCGAAAACGGGGGCACAGCTGCAGGCCTTTAGCGCCACGGTGCCCAATCCCAATGCGGGACCGACCCTTACCAACACCGGTGTCAACAACGCCGCCAACAAGAACGAGATCGGCTTCACCGGGAAGATCGCTAAGGTGACAGGCACCGGCCTGACCTACGGCGCCTACGTGCCACCGGTGAACAACCAAGGCGGACAAGCGGTGACGCAGACGGGATACTTCTTGATGGACTCGACAGGCGCAAATTACGAGGGCGCGGTGTCTGTGGAGGACTACAGCACCACGATCGTCTACCCCGACTCCATCTACCTGCCTCCTTCTAACGACGAGAACACCCTCTTCAACGCCGGCGTCAACAAGGGCATGCGACCCAACTACATCGGCTTCCGGGACAACTTCATCAATCTCCTCTACCACGACTCCGGCGTTTGTTCCGGCACGCTCAACTCGGAGCGGTCGGGCATGAACGTGGTGGTAGAGTTGCAGGACAGAAACACGGAACTGAGTTACCAGTACATGTTGGCCGACATGATGAGCCGGCACCACTACTTCGCCCTCTGGAATCAGGCGGTAGACTCCTACGACCCCGACGTCAGGGTTTTCTCCAACGACGGTTACGAGGAGGGCGTACCCACCTACGCCTTCTCGCCCGACGGCGGCGTCAGTCAGTATCCCTCCATGCCCAGCTTGTCCGCCCTGACGCTCTACAGCGCCAACACAGCTACACCTCCCCAGAAACAGACCCAGGTCAACAACGCCACCTTGTCTCTCGGCGCGGGCAGCACGGCCGCCACCGAAATCAACCTGGGAGCGGCCATGCGGCGCAACTTCATCATGACCAACATCGCCGAGTACCTGCCCGACAAGTACAAGTTCAACATCGCGGGCTTCGATCCCTCCACGAACCCCGTCCCCGCCACCTCCTACGTCTACATGAACCAGCGGATTCCGCTGGTCAACGTGGTGGACCTCTTCACCAACATCGGAGGACGGTGGTCGGTGGACCAGATGGACAACGTCAACCCCTTCAACCATCACCGCAACTGGGGGCTCAAGTACCGCTCCCAGCTGCTGGGCAACAGTCGCTACTGCCAGTTCCACATCCAGGTGCCCCAAAAGTTCTTCGCCATCAAAAACCTGCTGCTCCTCTCGGGCACCTACACTTACGAGTGGGTGCTGCGCAAAGACCCCAACATGATCCTCCAATCCTCGCTGGGCAACGACTTGCGGCTGGACGGCGCCTCGGTGGCCTTCACCGAGGTGAACCTGATGTGCAACTTTATGCCCATGGATCACAACACCAGCAACCAGCTGGAGCTGATGATGCGCAACGCCACCAACGACCAGACGTTCGCCGACTATCTGGGCGCCAAGAACGCCCTGTACGCCGTGCCCGCCAACGCCACCGCCCTCACCATCAACATCCCGGCCCGCACCTGGGAGGGCATGCGAGGCTGGTCCTTTACGCGTCTCAAGGCCTCCGAAACGCCCCAACAAGGCGCCCAATACGACACCAACTTCCAGTACTCGGGCTCCATCCCCTACCTGGACGGCACCTTCTACCTGAACCACACTTTCCGCAACATGAGCGTCCTCTTCGACACCAGCATCAACTGGCCGGGCAACGACCGGTTGCTGACGCCCAACGTGTTCGAAATCAAGCGGAGTCCCGACGTGGACCCCGAGGGCTACGCCATGAGCCAGAGCACCATCACCAAGGACTGGTACCTGATCCAGATGGCCACCAACTACAACTACGTCTACAACGGCTACCGGTTCTGGCCCGACCGGCACTATTTCCATTACGACTTTTTGCGCAACCTGGACGTGATGAACATCCAGGGTCCCAATTTCGCCACCACCGGCACCAACCAGCTGTACAATCTGGTCAGTCTGACGCCCGACACAGCCGACACCGAGGCCGACCAAACGAGCCAAGACTCGGTGCGGAACAACTCGGGCTTCGTGGCGCCCCGGGCGCAGCCCGCCTGGAACGCCCGCCAGGGTCAGCCCTGGCCGGCCAACTGGCCCTACCCGCTAATCGGGCAGAACAGCATCGCGCCCACCTCCATCCTCATGTACCGCAAATTCCTCTGCGACAACTACCTCTGGACGGTGCCTTTCAGCTCCGACTTTATGTACATGGGGGAGCTCACCGACCTGGGCCAGAACCCCATGTACACCAACAACTCCCACAGCATGGTGATCAACTTCGAGCTCGATCCCATGGACGAAAACACCTACGTGTACATGCTCTACGGGGTCTTCGACACCGTGCGCGTCAACCAGCCCGAGCGGAACGTCCTCTCCATGGCCTACTTCCGCACACCCTTCGCCACGGGTAACGCCGTCTAAGCTCTCCTCCTCCTCCTCCTCCTCCCACCCCCAGGCTCCCGGAGAGGATGGCCGGCACCACGGAGACCCAGCTGCGGGCGCTGGTGGGCGCCATGCACCTCCGACACCGCTTCCTGGGCGTCTTCGACAAATCCTTCCCCGGATTCCTCTCGCCGCTCCGCCCGTGCTCCGCCATCGTCAACACCGGCTCCCGCCGCTCGGGCGGCATGCATTGGATCGGCTTCGCTTACGAGCCGCGCTCGCGCACCTGTTACATGTTCGACCCCTTCGGCTGGAGCGACCGACAACTGTGGGAGCTCTACCGCGTCAAGTACGACGCCATGTTGCGACGGACGGGCCTGGCGCAAGCGGATCGCTGCGTCACGCTCGTGCGGTCCACGCAAGCCGTCCAGTGTCCCTGTTCGGCCGCCTGCGGCCTGTTCAGCGCCCTCTTCGTCGCCTCCTTCGACCGTTATCCCCAGAAGCCGATGGACGGCAATCCCATCATCGACACCGTGGTGGGCGTCAGCCACCAGCATCTCCACAGCCCGCCCTTCGTCCAGGTGCTCCACCGCAACCAGGAAAGACTCTATCTCTGGTTCGCCCAGAACAACTACTACTTTCGCGCTCACGCCGCCGAGCTGGAGCGCGAAACCGCCCTCTACGCCCTCCCCGACGCGCATCTCGACGGCAGCGACAAAGCGAGCGCCGCTGTCTCCACCCCGCGCGACGACGCGGAAAAGAACGACACCTCCTCCAAGACCGTTGTATCGTAATCACGTGTGTGTTATATTCTGTAATAAAACTCTTTTTATTTTTCGGAATACGTGCTCACGCGCCTTCTCTATCTTACGCGAACGGGTCCGTGCTGGCCAGCGGCGTCACGGCGTTAAAGACGTCGGCCTTGTAGGCGAAGCCGTCGTGCCAGCGGAAAGCCAGCAGCTGCGCGGGGAAAGACCGCTCGAAGACGCTCTGCATCAGCTCCTGCGCGAAGACGTAGGCGTAACGCAGATCCATGGCGGAGAGGCGCCAGGCGCAAGACTTCTCCGCCGTCTTCACGGAACCCCCCGCGCCGCCGGCCGCGCCGCCCTTGCCGCGACCCCCGGCGCCACCTGCCGCGCCGGCCGTCTGCTGCGGGTTGCAGCAGGTGTAGACCATGGTGTGGGGATGGTCGCGGTGGGCCCGCATGTCGGCCCGGCTCTTGCACATCTCCTTGGTGATGTCGGCCGCGCCCGACAGGCGGTAGGGCGTCATGCGGCAGAGCTGGCGTCCCGGGATGGGACCCTCCACGCCGTAGTTGCAGTGGCAGGCCGAGCAGAGCAGGACGTGACGACGCAGGCTGGCGGCGTCGGCTTGCGGGTAGAGAGCCAGCGTCCAGGCCAGGTCGTGCTTCATGGCGCTGAGAGCCTTGGCGCCGTCCGAAAAGGCTAAGCCGCAAGAGCCGGCGGCGTGCGCGTTGTGCGCCACCGAGGCCGAGGCGTCGCGGAAGCACACCACGTTGTTCTCGTAGCGCAGGACGGCCACCGTCCGACCGAAGCGGTTCTTCTCCAGCTGGGCGTTCTGCTCCGCCACGGCTCGCTTGCCGGACTCGCTCGCCGGGTTCAGCTCCAGGGTGCGGGGTTTGGAGACCATCGACTGCCCGTGCATGCACTTGGGCAGCAGGGGTTCGTCGTCCTCCCAGCCGTGCTCCCAGACGAAGCAGCCGCCCGGAGTGAACTTGGGATCCAGGCCCACGTCCGCGTAGATCATGGCCGCCAGGAAGCGGCCGAACTGCGAGTAGAAGGAGTCGAAGGACGAGAAGGTCAGGCGGTATTCGGGACGGCGTTTGCGCATGAAGGTGGCGGCCATCTTGTTCCAAATGGCGCTGTCCGGTTGCGCGTCGGCGCCCTGCCACTTCACGTCCAGGTGATCGCAGATCCTCTCGATCAGGCCCATGGCCTTCTGCGAAGCGTGTTCCAGGGGGGCGAAGCGATCCACCCCCTTGGCCGGACCCGCCGCCGTGGCGGCGGCCACCTCCGCGTCCAGCGCCGCCTCCTCTTCCTCGCTGCTGCTCTCGTAGACGATGCCGCGGCGAGGGGGGTCGCGCTGCTGCTGTTGCTGCTTGCGCGCCATCTTGTTGCCCGGCATCGGCTGTTCGGACGCCGCGCTCCTCTTGCGAGCCGACTTCATCGGGGAGGCCGACGTCTTCTCCGGTGGTGGTGGTGGTGGTGGTGGTGGTGGTGGTGGTGCGGTGGCGACGGCGGCTGTCACCAGGCTGCCGCGTCTACCTCGGCTGCCGCGGCTGCGACTGCGGCTCCGGCGAGCGACGGCTTCAACTGGTGACCCTCGTCGGCGGGAGAGTCCTTTGGACGGCGCTTCCACACCTGCGCGGGATACGCCCACCAGGTTCAACCCTATCCAGGTCCTTCCCGCCGACGACAGGGGAGGAGCCCCGCGAGGCAGGGGGAGGTGAAACCCGCGTCCGCTCACCTGGGATGGGAGTCGAGGTCCGAGGCGTGGGCGGCGGCGGACGTCTGGTCCGCGACCGACCCCGCGGCGCTCGCTGATCCTCCTCCTCCACCTGCGGCTCCACGTCGGGATCGACCTCCTCCTCCTCCTCCTCCTCCTCCTCTTCGTCTTCGTCTTCCCGGTGAGTGCGGCGGCGCGGGCGGCTCGGACGGCGACGCCGACGACGGGGGGTCCTCTCCAGCAGAGGCTGGGTCTCCAGCTCCTCGGAGAGCGTCGAGGTCGAGGTCTCGGCGTCGCTTCGCGAATCCTCGGCGGCTTCCAGATCCAGGAATTGAGCCATTTCCGCTAAGAGGGAGGTGGTGGTCGAGGGGTGACGACGGGTGTCTGGGTCGAGAAGCACACGAAAAACAAAAGAAACGAAAAACGAAAAAGAGGAAGGGTGGGGTGTGAGTCATCGTCGCGGGGGCGGGGGGTGTAGGCGGCGGGCTTTCAGGGGAATACCGTCGCCCGTCCTCGTCTCTCTAGTTTCCACCGCGACAAACAATGGAAGCCGGTCATGAGCCGACCGCAACTCCCCCGACGGAAAGTCCCCAGACCTCCGAAAACGAGACGGTGGGCGGCGAGAGCCGCCACGACGCGAATGACGTCGAGAGCCAGGAGTTGGATAAAACCCTGGCGCTGTCGGAGACCGACCTCGCTCATTCTCCTACTCCCGACAACGCCACCGAGGACCGCCGGGCCGTAGAACCTCCCCACCATCCCCAGCCGCAGCAGCAGCAGCACCAGCCTTGGCCCGAGCCCCCCGCCGTCGTGGAAGACGAAGGACGCGGGGCGGCCGTGGCCGGGCCCCAGCTCCGAACCTGCCTGCGCCGACAGGCGACGCTCCTGGCCGGAGCTCTGCGCGACGCCCGCCTCTGCCAGGAACCCACGCCGCTCTCGGTCGAGGGCATTCAGCTGCAGCTAGAGCGCTTCGTCTTCAACCCGCCCGAGGGGACGCCCTCCGAGCACGCCGAAGCCCGCTTCAATTTCTACCCGCCTTTCCTGACGCCCAAGGCCATCTGCACCTACCACATCTTCACCGTCACCGCCGCCATCCCCCTCAGCTGCAAGGCCAACCGCAGCGGCACTCGCGAGCTCGAACGCTTCCTGCAAACCGACGAGTTTAGACGCTTACCCGAGTGGAGCGGCGCGGCACCGACCGTCGACGACGGGCTGGGCGACGAGGTGGTCCTGCGGACGGAACTGAACGAGGGAGTCAAGTTAGTGCCTCTGGAAGCCGACAACAGTCGCCTCCAGTGGTCCAAGTACCGCGCCGAACACGTCCAGTTCTTCAGCTATCCCTCCCTCCATCTCCCGCCCAAGATCAGTCGGCTCCTCATGGAGACCTTGCTGCAGCCCTTCTCCGACGAAGATCTCGAGCGGCGACAGCGGCGCCGGCAGGCCGGCGAGAGCGGCGACGAGCCCGACGAGGGACCCGCGCCCTGTCTCTCCGACGAAGAGCTGCTCGAGATCCTCCGCGTCCAGCGACCGCACGCCTCGCCGCAGCAGCTGCGTCGCGAGGCCCAACGTCGCCGCACCACCGTCACCACCGCCCTCCGCTACTGCCTGCCGCTCACGCTGATGGAGCGCTTCTTCCGAGAGCCTTCCATGGTGAAAAAGTGTCAGGAGGCTCTCCACCACACGCTGCACCAGGGCTTCGTCCAGGTCGTCCGCGAGGTGGCCAAAGTCAACCTCAGCAACTACAGCACCTTCCACGGCGTCACCTACAACAACCCGCTCAACAACTGCGTGGCCGCCAAGCTGCTGGAGGGCGAGGACCGCCGCGACTTCACCCTCGACACCCTCTATCTCTTCCTCGTCCTCACCTGGCAGACGGCCATGGGCATGTGGCAGCAAGCCATCGACGAGGGGGCGCTGGAGGCGTACCGTCGCGCGCTGCAGCGCGCCCTGCGGGCCGTCTACGCCCAGCGCTCGGTGGGCGCCGTGGCCCGTCTGCTCGCCGACTTGCTGATGGACGGCGACCGTCTGATGATCGAGCTGCGCAAGGCCTTCCCCAACTTTATCGCCCAGAGCCAGGTGGCCAACTTTAGGCACTTTCTGATGGAGCGCGCCAACATCCCGCCCTTCGCCGCCCCGCTGCTGCCCAGCGACATGGTGCCGCTGCGCTTCTGCAGCGCCCCACAGCTGCTCTGGGACCAGGTCTATCTGCTCCAAGTCGCCGTCTTCCTCCTCAACCACGGCGGCTATCTCTGGGAGCCCGTCTCCGAGCACCCCTCGCTGCAGGAAAAGCTCTACTGTCCCTGCAACCTCTGCGCGCCCCATCGGATGCCCGGCGACAACGTGGCGCTGCACAACGAAATGCTGGCCATCGGCACCTTCGAGCTGCGCAACGCCGACGGTCAGAGCTTCAAGCTGACGCCCGAGCTCTGGACCAACGCTTATCTCGACAAGTTCGTCCAAGACGACTTTTTCCCCTTCGTCGTGCGCCATTACGTCCGCGCGGAGCACGCCGAGCGCTTCGTCGGCGAGCGGACCGCCTGCGTCACGCCTTCCCCCGAGATCCTCAGTCTGATTCGTCAGATCGAACACGCGAGGGAGGAGTTTCTTCTCACAAAAGGCAAGGGGGGCTATCGCGACCCTAAGACGGGAGAGAGCCTCACCGATGAGCGGACGCGCCGTCTCGCCCAGCCACCCGACCACCACCACCACCCACCAGGCCAGCACGCTGGGCAATACCGCCAAGCGCTACCGGCCCCTGGAACCTCCCAGCGAGGAGGAACTTCGCCGCCGCCGAGCTCTCCTCGACCTTTACGGATTGCCTCCGGCGCCCCCCTCAAGCCCCCGCGCCGACGCCATGGCCCAGGTGATGTTGACCCAGAAGGTGTTTGCGCGGGAAGAGGAGCCGGAAGAGGAGCGCCGGCCCCCGCCGGCGACCTCCTCGGAGGAAGCGGAGGAAGCGGAGGGCGAGGAGGAGGAGGAGGAGGAGCTGCTCGTCGACGAAGACGACGGGGAGGACGACAGTCAGAGCGGGGAGTCGCTGGGCAGTCAGGACACCCAGGAGAGCGACCACAGCAGCCGCTCCTCCACCCCCCAGCCGGTGGCCAAGAGGACGAGAACGTCGCAGCCTGCGGCAGCGGCGGCGTCGACCAGAGCCCGCCGGCGAGCCCCTCGGCGGAGCCACCCCGGGGGCAAGGAGAACCGCCCTCCCCCGACCCCAGGAGCCGAGCCGGCAGCGACGGCGGCGACGACGCGGCGTCGAGGTAAATACCGCAGCTGGGCGCGTCACCGCGTCGCCATCCACCAGGCGCTCCGCGACGCCGTCTTTGACCGCCGCCGGGCCCTGGACATCCTGCGCGACCGGTTACGCTTCCCCGTGCCCTCCTCCGTCGTCGCTTACTACGCTCGCAAACTCTTCCCTTCCCTCTCCAGCGAATCGGAAGCCCTCCACCCCGCGGCCGTCTAAACTCGAGCAGCAGCAGCAGCAGCAGCAGCTGGAGGAGGCAGAGGACCTGGACGGCCCCGCTCTCGCCCAGCTGCGCAGCGACATCCTGCAAACCCTGGTGGCCATCGACCGCCACGCCAGCCAACACCCCGACCGCCGCGTCGCCATCCGCAACCGAACGCGAGAGAGCGTTACCCGTCAGCTCTACTACGAGAGAGACGCGGCGAGGCTCTATCGTCTGCAGAGGGACGCCCTCAAACTCCTCCAACTCTGGTCCTCCTCTTAAGTACCCTCCAGAGCCCTTGAGTCAGCAGACACGTCAGCGTCATCGAGATGAACCTTTTGAACGCCACTCCCACCGAATACGTCTGGAAGTACAATCCTCTCTCCGGAATTCCGGCCGGCGCCCAACAGAATTACGGAGCCACCATCGATTGGGTCCTGCCGGGCGGTCTGCCCATGGCCTACGCGGCAGAAGAGATACGCGCCCGCACCCTTCCGCCCGACGTCACGCGGGCCATCACCGCCCGCTTCGACGCCGAGAGCGATCAACAACCTTTCGCCGGGCCGCGTGAAACCCGCGTCATCGCCGCCAACGCCCTGGACTCCGGACCCGCGCCACTCGCCGTCTACCCTTTGGACTTCCACGGACGTCAACGCGTGCAATTAGCGGGCGGAGCTTGTCATCGGGGGTTGAGAGGAGGACGCACCGAGGGCCGCACCCAGCTGGCCGGAGGACGCACCGAAGGACGTCTCCAGCTCGCCGGGGGGCTCTCCGATCCCGGCGGCCTCAGCAGCGGGCAGCGCTACGGCTCCCCTTACTCGGTCCCTCCGCGCGCCGCGGGGGTCGTGCTCAGCGGCAACCCCCGCGTACCCCGCGCCGAACGCACCGCCGACGCCTACAAGTACTTTCTGCGCACCGAGGGACCCAGCCAGGTGGTCGACGAGCCCGGGGTCTACTCCCGCGAGCAGTTCATGACCACTTTCCTGCCCGCCGTCGTCCGCCATCCCTTCGACAGCCAAGACCCCGGCTCCTTCCCGGCCCAGTACAGCGCCCTCTACAAGGGGCGCACCGCCTTCGAAGACGTCTTCTGGGACTGGAACTAGGGGGTGGTACGGGGGCACACTACTCGCCTTGTGTTGGTGGTACTCCAGGGTCCAATAAAGTTCCTCTTTTTCCGCTTCCGTAAAAGGTCTCGCTCGTTTGATCCGCACCGCCGCGCCCCCCACGCTCTCCACGCTCGCGCCGCGGAAACGACGACGCAGCCGAAAGACCGAGCGGCTGTCCAGGGCGTTCGGGAAGCGGAACACCCACTGCCCGTTCAGGTCCACCCAGCAGACGCCTCCTTCGCCCTCCACCCCTTCCGACATGGCCGAACCCGGCGACGAGAACGGCTCGAGTGAAGCCCCCCAGGGCGAGCTCGACCTCGTCTATCCCTTCGGCTACACCGGAGCCGCCTCCGGGGGGACGGGCGGCGGGGGCGGGGGGACGGGACAGAGCCTGACGGCCACCGCGCCGCTGGTCATCGACGAAAACGACGTCCTCTCCCTCACCTTCGTGCCCCCCATCAGTCTGGCCGACGACGGCCGGCTCAAGCTCTACATCGACCCCTCCAGTCTGGTCCTCACCACCCACGCTACCGCCGGCTTCCAAAGCCTGACGGTCGCCGTCCAACCGCCCCTCATCAAGACGCAGGGCAAGGGGCTGGAGATGCGGACCGACAACTCCCTGCACGTCGTCAACTACAACAACAACCTGGCGCTCAGCGTTCAGGTGGCGCCCTCCGGCGGACTGACAGTCACCAGCGAGGGACTGGCCATAAGTTCCGGGGCCCTGGCCACCCTCCTCAGTCAACCCCCTGCCACCACCGTAGCAGCCACCCAACCGGAGAGTCTCGGCACCCGCACCGTCGACAGCTCAACTTCTGTCCCTCCGTCCCAGCGTGAAGAGCAAGAGGCCGTCGGTGACGACCGCGACGAGGAGGATGCCCCAGCCGTCAAACGTGGCCGTGGTGGCGCCGAAGACGAAGCCGGAAGCGCCCCGCAAACGCCAGCTCTCCGCCGCAGCGCTCGCCGCCGAACAGCAGCAAGCCGAGCGGCGTCGGCGTAAGCGTCTGCGTCGCGACGCCACCGACCCCGACCTCAACCTGGTCTATCCCTTCTGGTACACCGTCGAAGACCCCCACGTGGTGAACCCGCCTTTCCTGGCACCCACCGGCCCGCTCTACGACGACAACGGCAACCTCAACATCCGCCTCACCCCGCCCGTCACGTTGGTGGAGGACGGCGTCGGCCTGGCCTACGACCAGAGCCTCAAGGTCAGCGACGCTACCGGCGCCGCCGCCGGCGTGCTCGGCGTCCAGGTCGACACCGAGGGGCCGCTTACCGTCACGGAAGATGGCCTAGATCTCAACACCGACGACAGTCTGGCCGTTAACGACGACTGGCAGCTGGGAGTCCGCTTCGCGGAGAACCAGCCCTTTTCCGTGACCACCGCAGGCGTATCCCTGCTCGTCGACGACACTCTCCTCATCGCGGCGGCTGACGAAGAAACACCCACGAGTTACGAGCTGGGCGTACATCTCAACCAAAACGGGCCTATCACGGCCGATGCGGATGGCATCGACCTAGAGGTGGACAATCAGACGCTACAGGTCACCACCAACGAGCAAAGTCAAGGGGTCCTAGCGGTAAAACTAAAACAACAAGGCGGCCTTAGCGCGGGAACCAGCGGTATCGGTATCAACTACGACAACGAAGGCGCCCTCGTCGTTTCGGACAACACTCTCCAACTTAAGATCGGCACAGATCAACCGTTCTCTACCACCAACGGTCTTTCCCTTAATTACGATCCTAACAGCTTCACCGTGTCGGGTGTCACCACGAGCGGCACCACGACCACCATGAGTCAACTTGCTGTGAAAGTGGCCAGCTCCAACCCCCTCGGAAAAGACAACTCCGGTTTAAAACTGGTCTACAACACCCAAGACTTCTTCGACGACAACAGCAGCGGCCTTAGCGCCGTCACTCCGATACAGTACCTGTCTCCCTACTGCACCTACTCCGCGGGAAGCCCCGGACTCGACACCTTCGACGTCACCGTCCGCTCTTCCTCTGGAGAGAATTGGACGATCGCTGCTTACGTCGTCATCGCCAACAGCGGTGGCATCTGCAACGGCATTCTCTACTTGCACTTCGACAAGAAGCAGCTCGGCACCTTAGGCACCGGACAGGGAGGCGAAACGGGCAACTATCTGCGATGCGCTATCGTCGTCAATCCCTCCGGAAACCCGGGAGGCAACCATTCTAACTTTTCTAATCCGCGGTGGTGGCCGGAAGGCTCGAACAGTTTCCTCACACCGCCTGGACCACCCAACGCGCCTCCCGTGAATGCTGTCGTCAGCGCCATAGGACGTAACAACTGGTATTACGGTCCACCCTGGCGAGGCGTCGAAGTCAAGCTGAAGTCCAGGAGTACTAACACCATTGGGAGTACGACTACGGTGACCAACACGGACGCTGTCGCTTATTACCTACCAGCCACCGCTCAAGGTTCCAACGGGAACCCTAACGTCATCTACTTTATCTACGAAGTCAAGTTTGACTGGTACAACGGAACTACCAATAACGGCATGGGCGTACAGACCTCCGATCCCATTCCCTTCTCCTACCTAGGGAGTCTGCCCCAATTTCCCCGTAACTCTACCGGTACCATCAGCACTACCACCACTACGACCACCACCGTCATCACGCCCGCCCTTCTTCCCGACGTCGTCCCCGCTCCCGGGCCGGAGCCGGGAACGCTTCCTGCCCCCGAAGCGGGAGAGACCCAGGACACCGCGGAAGACCTCCCCCACCAGCCTCCCGAAGACCCCGCTCTGGAAGTGGAGCCCGACGAGGACCCGGCCCTGGAGGTCGAGGCTCCGGAGGACGCGGCCGCCGAAGTCCCCGTCGTCGACGACGCCGCGTTGGAAGAGGTGCCTCTGGAGGATCCCTCCGAGGGCTCCCCGGCCGAGGACGCGGCCCTCCCCGAGGAAGACGTCGCCCCCGAGGACACGTCCGTCGTCGACGAGCTGCCTCCCCCGCCTCCCCAGGAGCCTCCGGCGCCCGACCCCGAGCCCCCCGTCACTCCGCCCGCCGAGCAGCCCTCGCTGGTCATCGTGGACTTCGTCGCCGACCCCGACCCCTATCTCCAGTTCCCCCAAGACCACCAGCACGACAGGATCATTCTCTGAGCTGACTTTATTAACGCTTGTACATCTCGCACACGTCCGACTCGGTCTTATGCCACTCCAAGTAGGCGTCGGCCACGTCCTTGCACCACAAATCCGTGTACAATAAAAGATGTTGAAACGTTAACGCGTACACTTTGCGTAAATACTGACAGGGAAGAGCGCCGCCGGACGCCAAGGCCGCGATGGCCGAGACGAACCGGGGCGTCTCGTGGGGCACCACGTTGTACAACACGCCGCGCACCAGGTTCGCGCGGACGGGCATGAGCGTCGTGTGCACGCCGTCAAACTGAGGCGCCGCCCAGTACGCCACAAAGTACAGACCGGGCAGAGAAGGGTTGCCTTGCAAGAGGCCCCACAGCGTCTCGCGAAACTCGGGCGCCGGCGCGTGGTACATGCTCATGCCGGCGTCCAGCAGGGCGAACGTGTGGCACAGGCAGGGAAAACATTCCACGTGACACTGCTCCAAGCACAGCAGCTGCACGGGGTGCAGCTCCAGCTCTTCCTCCTCCTCCTCCTCGTCCGCCGCCAGGATCATCTCGATCACAGCGTCCAACGCTCCCCCCTCCTCGGGGCCGCCTCGTCCTCTTCGCGCGGCTGCCATCACACCACCCTCCGGGGCACGTCGTACGGGTGTTCTTCTTCTTCTTGGCTCAGGGACGGAGAAGAAGGCACCGGGGGCGGTGGGAAGTCGGGCGGGGGAGACGAGGACGGCAGCCGTCCGTAGCCCGGGTTGAAGCTCACCACCGCCGAGCCGCCCCGGCGGGAGAAGAACACCCGGGGAGGGCGGAGGAGAGGCGCGGGCAGGTGGCGGTCTCCGGAACGCGCGGGCTGGGGCGAAACCGGCGGGCTAAAGAGAGCGCGAGCGACGAACCACAGCGCGACGGCTGTGTTCAGCGAGAGCGCCAGCAACCCCAGGAAAAGAAATTGAAAAGTCGTCAGGAGCTGATGCGACAGGGCGAGCGCGCCCGCGACGAAAGCCGAGTAGCACAAGCTGAGCAGGAGCAGGAGGCCGCTAAGCAGAATGAGATCCCGACGGCTCGACGACGACGACGACATCCCCGTCGGAGGAGGCGGTCGGAGTGGCGGTGCGAGGGCCCACGGGAGGAGCCGTCAGCACGTAGCGGCCGCCCACGCGACGCAAGCCGACCAAGCCGTCCAGCAGTCGGTGACCCGCCCGCTCGCAGAGGTAGGCCGCCAGAGGCGCGTCCACGAAGAGCAGAAAGTAGCGCCGGCCTCGCACGCGGACCACCCGCACGTCCGCCAGGGGGCCGGGGTAGCCCCGCACCAGCGCCGACCACAGCTCCTCCGAGACGCCGAAGACGCGGTCAGCAACCTTTGAAAAAAGGAGAAGCGCGGTCGTGAGTCACTCGACTCCGGCGCGTCATACACAGGTTGCGGATGACCACCATCTGGGCGCACTGAAAAAGGCTCAGCGGCTGCCGGTGGCGGCAGCTCTCGCAGGGCGGAAAGCAGGAGTTGTGCGGGTCCAAGTACTCCCCGTGCACGTGGAAGCTCCACAGCTCGTAGTCCCCGTAGCAGCGCTCGCGAAAGCCCGGCAGGTAGCACATGCCCCGGCTGACGATCGGCCACACCGACGGCGGGCACATGCTGCTCAGCATCGAGCGCAAGCAAACGGGCTGCGTCAGCACGCTGCCGCCGTTCGCCGTCTTGGCGTACAGCGACATCAAAAACGTCACCCGGTTCGCCCGGATAAAGACCGTCGGCGCCCGGAAAGGAGGCAGGTCGTACGGCACGGAGGACAGGGAGGCCTCGTAGCTCATGCTGCACACGGCCAGTTTCAGCGACGCCACGTCGGGGAGCAGAAACCCGCGAGGGCTAAAAACGAAGCCGTCCGCGTCGCGTCGCTGACGCCGGCACCAGGCCAGGTACCGCTGCTCCACCCGAGCCGTCACGAAAAAGAGACGGCGGCTCAGGGCCCGCAGGATCACCGTCTTCTCGAACGGCAGCAGCGACACGCAAACGTGCAGGCGGATCACCACGTTCAACATGTAGTAGTGGCGTCGCGCCCAATACACGTTCTTGATGCCGCGGCAGACCACCAGGAAGCTGCAACTCGAGCCCACTCGGCCGATCAGCGGGTGGTCTTGGCGCATCCGCGCCAGGGTGCGCGTCAGAACCATCTCCGCCTGCCCTTCCGCTTCCTCCACCGGGCAGTCTTGACGGGCCAAAAAACTAAACCAGATGACGCCCACTTCGTTGGCGAAAGCGCAAGCCCGCGACGTGGCGAGGGTTACCTGGAATAAGCGGAGCGGGTGGAACGTCAGGACTTCTCTCCGCCACACCGACTACGCGCCGACGCTATCGACGGTCCCGCGGAGCACTCACCGAGGAGGGAGACAGGGGCATGGCTCTCCCAACAGCACGCTCTCAAGGAACCACAGGAGACGAGAGAAGTTTGATGCACCAACAGAAACTTTATTCCAGTTGTCTACCAGGAACAATCACTGAAAAAAGCGTTAAGATGACTTTGAGCGAGAACCCGCCACCTCGTCCTCCTCACCGTCCACCGTGCACACCTCGCACACCTCCATCACTACGTCATCTACCGGGTCTCCGCGCCCGTACCACCCGCGGTTCAGCGGGATGCGCAGGCTGGCCGGCAGCTCCGGATAGCGCGGACGCCACGGGCAGTGGCGGCCTTTCATCAACCAGACCACCACCACCAACACCAGCGCGGACACCATCAGGATGAGAACCAACACCGTCACCGCGCCAGCCGGCTGCACACGCGAAGCGACAGGACCACCATCGCCACCCGACCCCACTTCTTGGAGAGACAGCAGCTGAACCTGCGGCTCAGGCCCTCCCACCCCAGTCCCTGTGGTCGTTTCGGTCGTCGTTTCGGGAGTGCTGGCGGCAACGGTTTCCGTAGTCGTGGCAGAGGAGGTGGTCGACGAAACCGTGGTCGGTGGAGTGGTACTCTGTGTCGTGGGGGAAGACGTTGCAGAAGACGTTGCAGAAGAGCGAACGGTCGTGGAAGAGGCGAGGGACGTGGATGTAGGGGAGACAGTGGTGGTGGTGGTGGTGGTGGTGATGGTGGTGGTGGTGGTCGTCGCCAGAGTGGAGGTCGTGGTAGTAGGAGTGGTGGGAGCTTCGGTAGGCAGCGCCGTCACGTTGAAGATGTACCGCTTCTTGTATGTCTCAAAGTACACCTCAAACGTATGGGAGCCCGGCGTAAAGAACTTGACGTAGTATCGACGGGCGTCCACGTTCAGCGTAAAGTTCAGCTGCTCCAGTGTGGTACACTGATCCCAGAAAGTAGTGAGCACGATAGGTTTGGTGTGCGTTTCGTTCCAGTAAACCGTCTGGAACAGCTGCTCCCAGCCGTACCACCCTCTGAAGTGATAGACGGTGAAGTTGAACCACTCTCCAACCCGATTGGAAAAGACCGTAGGAGTGGTGGAATTCAGATCGGCCCAGGAAGCGTTGTAGGGTAAGCATCCGGACTTGGGCGGCACATCGATCCACTTGGAGGTGACGTTCAACTGAGAGCGATACTGAGCCGTCCATCTGGCAGTACCGGGGATGTGAGGTGTACCCTGGCATCGAGTTTGATAGGCCCCACGACCGCCGTTCGTCGGGACGCAGACCAACTTTCTCTCGCCGAGAACCGTCATGGGAGTTTGCTGTTCACCCTGTTTCCAAGCGCTGGGATTGCCTAAGTAACTCTGACCTTTGTAGAGATGAGCGTACAGAATTCTAACTCCTCTATCACATGTCATGAAAACCACTTCTCGTTTGTCGTAAAATCCAGCGGGCATGAAGCACACGACGTGGTGGTTCGCTCCGTCGTTATACTTCTCCTTGTGGGCGCATCTGTGGATTCTGCAATCAGTCCCGCCCACCAGGACGATTCGGAGCATGTCCGCGGGAGTCAAGCTGTCGGGGTCAAAATAGGCCGAGTACCACATCGTCTTGTCCTGGAAGTAGGTCGCATAGCGGTAGTCGCGACTCGTAGCGTATGAATTCCAGCTGGTCAAAAACGGATCAGGATACTCCGGTGGGTGGGACGGGATGCTGAGAAGGGGTGCCGCCACGCGAGCATCCAACAGGCGCATGAAGTAAATGGGAGCCATCATGTGGGAGCAACTGTCTCGTGTGTGGGGGATGATCCAGGAATTAAACATGGTCCTGACGTCCATGTATTCACAGTACACTTTCTTGTTGTACAAGCTCTCTCCGCAAATGGTCCCCCACCATTTTCCCACCGCCGGGCATCCCTCGCTGGAATGGCCGTAAATGTTCACGGTAACGTACTCGTCGCCCACGAGATCCGCCAACCCCATGAGATTTCTGTTCGTCAGGAAAGCCACCACGTACTTCGCATCGTATCTGCTGATACGATTCTTGATGAGATGAGGGTAGGGAGAATTGTGTTTAAACGGCACAGAAGCTGGATCTAAACTGACGATGCGTTCGCACTGTCTGGTGTTGTTACGGAGGGTTCTGTATTCCCGACACACCGAGCCGCAAGCGTGGCCTCCCAGAGAATGTCCTACGCAGTGGAGTTTCGTGTCGTTCAGGTCCTTCAGCAGATGAGGTAGAGAAAGCTTGATCGCGTAGTGTGCAGCGTTACCCAACTCTACCCAATTGGCCCCACGTCTTTCCCACTTCACAAACAGCACCGCCGTTTTGGGAGTCATTCTCTGGTGGTATCGTGTCACGCGTCTAAACATATCCTCGCTGGATTGAACAGCGTGCCATCCGTGAATAAGCAAGACCAGTTCCCTGTCCCGACCGTCGTCGAACACGCCGTGCTGTTTCATTTTGTCGTACACGCCGTTTTCATCGACGAACCTCACGAATTCACCTCTCCCTTTCGTTTCGTTCCAGTAAAAGTATTCTGCTGAACCGACAGTTTCCAGTTCTGCTGCTGACATGGGATTGAAAGGTGGCCCTGCTTTCTGATTTTTCTCTTGAGGAGGACGCACTACCTCTCTTCTCGCTCTACGGCCCGAGTGCTGCAAGGAGGAGTTGTGGCGAGCGACAACGGTGGAGCGCAGTTGGAAAAACTCAAAGTCGAAGTACAGGTCGTAGAAACCCTCGTGCAGAAACTTCACTTTCACGTCTCTAGTGACACGGCTGGCGGACACCTCCACCGGAACGGACGGAGAGTGAGGGCAAACGTCGAAGTAAGTCACGGCTGTGTAGCGATTATTGTTTTTCGCGATCATCAGCCGGATGAGTTCGAACGGTTTCACTTTCTCCAAGTCCGATTTCAGGTCTAGAAAATGTTCCGTCTCGGTGACAACGTCGTCCAGTCGGATAGACGGTTGCCGGATATGAAAGACGTACGCGGGCAGACAAGTTCCGGGTCGAGGGGGCAGAATACCGAAATGCTCTTCCGGGGGTGGCGTCGGTGTCGGAAGGAGTGAAGTGGTGGTTGTGGGTTGCGTTGTGGTTATACTGTCCTCTGTCACATTCTCGTTAAAGACTTCGGGAGTTTCGATCAGGGTGGTCGTGGTGGTGGTGGTAGTGGTGGTCGGGGGAACGGTCGTCTGTCTCACCTCAACGGGTAACTCCGAATAGTTGCAGTTACCCACCAGCGGAGCCGAGATGTTGAGTTGGTTTCGATAGTCGGGGAAGAACTGACCTCTCGTGAACGTGCAGTGGTAAGCCGTGTCGCCGGAAGGCCAATACTTTTTGTACCACTTACACGTCCCGTCGTACACGGTGAAACCCGTCATGGCACACTGCTTTCGGTTGTTGTTCGCAGTCGGATGGTAAAGACGGACGTACACCAGCTGAGCACCGGGTTTCGTATAGACATACACGTTCCCGCCGTCCGCCTCGAAGGTTTCGTAGAATCTCAGTCTTATGCCGTCCGGAATCGTTTTCTGCTGGAACGGGTCTTTGTTCCACAGGTAGCCGTATCCGTGTCGAGTCGCTAGCACCAGTACGCGAGCAGACCGCATGTCCGCATCGTAGTTCAGCCGAGTGAGGTAAATGCCAGGCTCCCTGCAACCGTAGTTGTGCGTGTAGTCCTTCGTCGTCGAGTAGCCGCTCCAAGAAGACAGCCACATCTTGTTGTGGTGGTTCACCAAAGCGAGCGGGCGTCTCGTGTCCAGCGAAGACAGAAACGTAAAGAGAGAAGCCATGTGCGAACATCTCACGAATGAACTGAACTCCAGGTGAAAGTACTGGCACACGCGCTCGTTCCAGTAGGACCACGCGCATATCGTTCCCCACCACTCGGGATAGACTCCTGTACAAGCTTCGTGCCGACTCGCTCCGAGATTTGCCACGATGAAATCGTGAGCGCGAGGACTCGTATAGCCCATACCGAAACTGCTCGAAATGACGGCCACATAGTCCGCGTCTCTGACAGTCAATTCGTGACCGGTATCGCGTCGTTCGCCGGGCAGCACTTCCACCGGATCGAGAGCCACGATGCGTTGACATTTCTTGCCCAGACCGTGATAGAGTTGTCGGCAGAGAGCGGCGCAAGCGTGAGCCCCCATACTATACCCGACGCAGTGAAAACGACTGTCTCTGGGAAAGCGCGACAGGAAGGCCAAGGAGACCGTGAAGCGGCCAGCGTGATCGGGGGCGAAACCCCAAAAGTTCCTCAACATCCAGACAGGAACACTCGCCACTTGCTTCTTCCAGTCCAGCAGCAGAACCGTGGTATCGGGAGTCACCCTCGAATGAAACTTCAGCGTCTGCAGCATCCACGTCCATGTCTCGTCACCTACGCTCCAGTAGTTGATTCCTCCCCAGAAATTAAAGACGTTATAATGAACCCATCTGTCAAAGTCGGGAAGAAGGAAAATCACGTCTTTGCTTTCGCGAATCTGTCCGTGAGTCTCCAGCTTCTCATAGCCTTCCGGAGTCGCCGGGAAATGATATTGCTTGTGAGTCCGAGGATCGTAAGAGTAGACCTCCGGCGGAGCGACGTTGTAGGTGTAGTGAGGGGTATCGTTGTAGAATCGCGGCCGCTGCGGGGCTTCGTTCCGGTAGGCATGATCGCTGTGGCAGGAATCGTAGTTCGCCAGAAGTTGCGAAGTCCAGCCTCTGCCCGGTTTCCGATTCCGACCACACTCTACCTGACCGTGCACATTCGGGTCGCAACGCTCGTCGAAACGAGCTCGTTCCTCGAAACACGACGAGCCGACGATCTTGAAATGCAAGCAGCGAAGAACTTCACTCTCTCGCGAACCGCAGTCGCAAAAAGCGAGTAGAAAACCGCCACCGACAGGCAAACAGTAAAGCAGAAGCAGACGCGAAAACGCGAACGGTAAACGAGAACGAAAAACAAAATCTTTCTTACCGTCAACGAGACGATCGTGGCGGCGAGAAGCAGTCGATTCATCCGAAGCAGCGTTCGCTCACTCGGAGAAAATTCCGTCGCTCTCCGGTTCCAAGCAGCGAGCTGTGTTCTGCTCTCTCTGCTCGTCCGAAGACGAATGACTTGCTGCAGAGTCCAACCCCTACTTGTACTCCCCAGAGTTTCCTTATTGCCGTTAAACATTCACCAGGGCGCGGTTGGCACCGTGCCCATCATAATATTTATCGAGGTCGTTTCCTGGTACGCCTCTGTTTACTCGCCGCCTTATCTTATCTCGCGTCGACGTGGCAGCTGACTCGGCAGCTGACGCGGCAGGCGAAACCGCTGCGTCGGCACCCCGCCCGCGACCTTTAATTTTAAAGGTCGTTTCCGCGTGACTCACCACCCACTCCCCGAAACCGTAAACAACTGACACGTCGCCGACCAAAGGTCACACCGCACCCCGCCACGCTGGCACCAGCTGACGCACGGGTGACGCACCCGCCCACGCGGTCATCGCCACGCTGGCGGTCGAAGGGCGCCGCTGACTCGGCGGAACGCCCCTGTTTGTTGACACGTCACCATGGCAACCGACCCGCCCCTTCCCTATATGGTCAAGTCGTCAAACATTTACCTTTAAGAGCTGGGCGGAGCGGCCGCTGGTTGGTCCGGAGTCAGCTGACCTGGTTAAACGTTACCTCCCTCCCTCTATAACTTACCTGCCTCCGGCAGACTTTTCTCATTCCCCTCTCGGGAACTCTCAGAGAGCGAAGCTCTGCCGGTTCGCTCCCTCGACGTTGGGACTTAGTCTCCAGCGCGCTCTTTGGGACTTTATTTCTACAGGCACTTTGGGACTTAGTCTCTGCGGCAGCATTTTCGGACTTAGTCTCCACAGCGAAGTCAGGACTTAGACTCTGCGTCGAGGTAAGTGCTCGCAAAAACTATCTTCTTTCTCTGCTCTTACCAATCTAACACACCAATGATGCCTTACAGAAATCGCTCTAACACTGATCCAATACTTTGTGCAAATCAACACTGAAATTCCAATGGCTAAGACCGAATCGTAAGCTAAGTCCCCCGTTGATTCCGAGCAAATTTTTCTAAGTCCCACGGGCTCTCGCTCACTTATACTTTCACGGCAGATGGCTCTTAGCAAGCTGACTGCCGACAACCCCAGCTCTTGGAGCTGCGGCTTCGAGTGCCACGTCGGGATCATCTGGTTCTCCACGCTCGTCGTGGAAGACCAGCGCTTTCCCAACTACGAGTCGCGGTACCTCGAGCGGCTCGAGCACGCCGTCAGCACCGTAACCTGGGACCGCTCAGACTCTACCGAGGACCACATGCACGAGCTCGACAGGCATATTTTCAAGAGCTGCTATGTGATCCGCGGTCGGAGAATCGGCATCGGGGCTAAGCGCTACGTGCTTCTCAAGTGCGTGATCCGCTGCAACGGCATCGTCTATCTCAGCAACCAAGAGAAGGAGACCTACTGTCGACTTCTCTGTCAGCGGCTCTTTGGCACTTACGCGCGGCTCGAGCGAGACAACCACGGCTTTATTCAGCGAGCCAGCGACCGCATCTTTCTGCGAGACGACGGCTTTCTCCTCAGCAACTCGCACGCCATCCAGATGGCTTTCCGCTCGCTCTGCTTCACCATCAACAAGAAGGCTCCCATCACCGCCGAGACCGGGGGACTCTGGCCGCTCCGAGAAGGCTGCAACGGGCACGTCCGGACCTTCACGCTGCCGCAACCGGTCTCGGGGAAAGCCATCACGCTCCCCGTCATGGTACGCTCGCTCGTAGACGACTTCATCCCCCCTTCGCCTCTTCGCAACATCGTCAAAGAGGGACTCTGTTTTGCACCGGCCTGCCAGAACGGACTTACTCCCGAGAAGCAGGAGGAATGGACGGTGCATCTCCACACCGTCGAGCCTTACAACTTGGAAGGCCGGCGGCAGCCCATCTCGCTGCAAAACGCAGCCAGGTTAGCCGTCTACGAGGCCTGTCTTAAGGCCCGGCGGCAAAAGCACAATCCCCGATACTCTCCCTATTTCAGAGCCCTTTACCATTAAATAAAGGCTTAGCCCAAGTTCAGTGTTGGTTTGCACAAATAAAGGCATCTGGTTTTCACTCTAACACTAAGTCTCAGTCTCTTTCTTTCGGGTAAAGCGCGCGGTACTTCTCACCCTCCCTTCCCTGCTTGCAGGTAGACTAACTCCCCCACCCACCCACTAATACCACCACCCAGAATGATCCCCTTCGTAGAGATCGCGCTCGTCGCCGCGCTACTCGCGTTCCTCGCCGTTCTCGACGCGGTCGCTCCGGCCATGCATCCCGGGCCGCGCTGGAGAAAATGGATCCCGTGTCTGCTCGCGGGTGTCGTCCTCTTTGTCTGGATCGCAGGGCCCGTAGTAGAACCTAAGCTACCAGAACCCTCCTGTAACAATGTCACCCACGTTTTAGGGGCCGCTTCAGGGCCCTGCATTGAAACGTGCATTCTCTCGCAAGACAACTCTAACAGAACGGGCCCTTTTCCTCCCGACCTTTCCGACCTTTTCTACGAGGAAAAATACATCATGAAAGGGTGGATCTGTACCAAATGTCTAAGCAGTGGAACACCCAATATGCAACTCGTAATGCTTACATGCACTGTCCTTTAACTTGAAATAAATCTTCTCCCCAACTCCTTTACACGGGTATACTACCCTCCCCAAACTAACACCACAACCACCACTTCCCTACTAACACCCACCAACATGCCGCTTCTCGTCGGGTTGGTCTCCGCCGTACTTCCTGCGCTGCGTCGAAACCTCCGAGGAGCTCTCTCCTGTCTCGCTGTAGCTCTCATCTTGTCAGCCTGGCTAAGAACACAGCTAGTTTCTCCCATGTCTTATGACCCATGTAGAAACCGAACACTGATTGAGAAAGATCGCCCACCGGCCAATTGCGGTCTCGACTGCAGATACACCCTTAACAATACTAACAAGACGGGACCGTTTCACAACGGGAAGGGGCATAACGGTATGTGGACGGACGATGGGTACTTTATTCTGCTTCAATACGAATGCTATCACTGTGAGGGAGAAAACATGACTGTAAACATGTCGCAGATCATTTGCCCCACTCTTTAACCCCACTTTGAGCACTAGCCCTGTACGAACCGAGACCTTTTTACCTTTGCGTCTCAGAAATAAAGATCCCGAACGATGTCCTCCTCTCTACGCGATCGTCTCCTTTCTCTGCGCGAGCACGAGTTAGAGCTTTTGCTCTTGCAGCCCACGCTCTCGGTCTGGGATCTCTGGAACAGAAATCCCGTCTTACGGGACCCGGCGCTCAACGTCTTAGCCCAAATGGTGCTAGACGCTAGGCCGGAGAGCCCCGACACCGACCGAAACCGAGAGCCGGGCCCGCGCGACACGCTCGAATTGCTGCTTCTCATCCGGAGAGAAGGAGAAGCCTGCAAGAGAAAAACCAAGTCAGAAACCGACGATGCTTGTCGCAGAAAAGCCGGGCCCCTGCTCGCCCTGCTCAACACGCACGCCGAAACCCTCCTGCCCCACCGAGAAACCGACGAACGATACCGCTTGAGAATGAAGTACTTACCCTGAAACCGCCGGCGCCGCTTGCGGGGAAACGACGGTCAGGGAGGGTCGCGGACGACCGCCGACCGCCCTCGTCTGTCGGGGGGCATCTCGTCTCTCGGCACGAGTCGGCGGAGCGGTGGTCCGGGGTCGCGAAACGTCTTTTTTCGACGACAAACCGGAGCGCTCCGAAACGCGTCCGCTCGGCTGAAGGACAAAATGGCGAACACGGAACAAGGAAGTGAAAAATACCAACGCGCCTGCGCGGCAACACGTCAGCTCCGGCCACGTCGGCGCTCGCGTCAGCGGAACCAGGAAGAGGAGACAAAAGGGTTCGAACCAGCGGCCGGGCGCGCGGCGACCCGACTGGCTAGAACGCCTGCCCGGGGGTCTATCCCCCCGGAGCCACTCGAACGAACCCTGTCGACCGCGGCAGCGGTCGGGGACTCACGAGCGCCGAACGACAGGTCGCCGCTGACGCGGCGACTCGGTCGATCGACGCCCACCACACCGCCTAGACCCTCAGTCGGCGCCGTCGTTTAAGCTCAAAATAAACTATGTTAATATAGATGATGATG